GTTCTTTAAGTTTTTTTGCAAGCTGTTCGAGTTTTAGTTGAATCGAAGCGTAATAAAAAGCTTTTTCGTTTCTTGGTGCATTTAATACCTCTTTTAGTTGTGATGGGGAATAGCGAAGTTCATGCATTAAATAATGCATATATACCGCATCTCTATCCCCATCAATGATTAGTTTTTTGCTTCTTCAACAAGATCGTCGAACTCGTCATCAAAACCATTGATCCGTAGTGCAGCTTCAATCCACGCGCTATATTCTCCGCCGATGGAAAGGACACGTTTAGCTACCTCGACAGGGTCCTCTGTTTTGTAAGACTTACGCATTTCTTCCGACTTAAAATCTGGAAAAACAGTAGATTCGATAGCCAAACGAGCGTAAAAACGCGAAGTATCTAATTGTTCTCCAACTTTTTTTCCGTTTTTAAATACAGATTTCATACAAGTTTTTTCCAGATCTTCAATGTCCTCTGTTTTAATCGGCTTCATGATAAAAGGAATAACTTTACCTTCCTTATCAACATATCTTTTTGAAACGATCACCTCTTCCTCTTCGACCGGTTTGGCATGACCTGCTAAGAAAAAACTGATATCACGTTCTGCCATTTCTTCATCTCTCCTTTAATTTAGTGTTTTAAAAAAAGAAAAAGGACAGCTTAAAAGCTATCCCGCAGCGCTTGTGGCAAATCGATATCTTCAAATGTGAACGGTACTTCTTCCTCGAGAGCTTCCGAATCAACGTCCAAACCTGCCACTTTAACACTATCGATATTCACGTCATACAAAGTTACTCGCTCCACTCCACGTCCAGAGCTTTTATCATCTAATACTGTTTGTAGTGTAAAATAAGCGTCTTGACCATTTTTCACATAGTCTCTAATGATCCGAATGAACTTTGAGGTCACTTTGTAAAACGTCATTGTTCCTGTTCCGTTTGCACCAGTAGTTTTATGGCCAGTCATTCTCCTCCCCATGATATTGACTTCGCTTTTATTTTTCTCGATTGTCGCTTCTAGTGATTTAATATATGCCAACTCTTCTCCGTTAAGAAAGAGTCGTCCTTCCTTACCACTGATTGTATTCTGAGCACGAAAAGCCATATATTATCGCACCTCCACGTCGAAGTAAAATTTTTCAACGCTGTCAGTCGGTTGAATCCCTAGATTTACATAAAAACCATCGCCGGAACTTGTAATTTGTACGTTGATATCAGTTGTCGGGTCAAAGTTTTGAATAATACCGTTATTTTGATGTTCATTCAGATAAATTGCTATTGCTGTTTGAATAATTTGTATTCCATCAGCATTTGCTGGAATATCCTGACCGGTATTTTTTCTATTTTTGACAATTTCTTTTAAATTTCGTACAACATCGTTATTGATTGCATCCAAAATACGGATAATTTTGTTCTTTGAAAATTTACTCGTACCACCCAGAGAGTTGATATCCTTTTCTACTGTCACTGTTTTGTCGCGTCCGTCATAAGTGAAAATGAATTCTCCGTTCTGTAAACGAGTAACAATCTCGTTATGATCGTATCGAGGATTGGCATCCACCGCTCCTTCATATTCCACGAAAGTAAGTGATTGGCTTAAAGTTGCACCTGCGCTTGCCCCGGCAATCCATGCTACAACTTCAGAAGGACTTAATGTACGTCCGTCTTCTAAGACAACTCCATTGGTAACATTGATAATACCTTCGTATTTTGCTTTATAGTTCGGCAGTACCCCTTGAATTTTAACCCCTTGATCTTCTCGAAGGCGGCGGACAAAAGATGTAAAAGTTGTTTTGAGCGATTCGTCATTCACAGGTAAGCCAATAACGTCAAAATATTCTGTTTCAGCTGCTGTTAAAAAGTCGATATAATCTTGGTTGGTTGGTGTACCGTCTTGTCCTCCTGATAATTTGGTTCCAGCTGTATCTGTTAACGCTCCAGTACCCGAAAAAGTGACATAAGCATTTGCTGTCAATTCACCAAAATCAGCTACTGTTTGCTTATCCACTTCCGTTGTTCCAACAAAAGTTTTCACGTCTTTCTTTGTGTCATCTAACACATTTGGTGCAATGACAATTGTTATGTCATTTCCTTTTGATCCTCCATAAACAGCTGTTACAGTCTGGCCTGCTCCTAATGTTGCGGTTGCTTTAGTTCCTTCGTTGACACGATAGACTAAGACAGTATTGCTGCGTTTTTTAGCTTCACGTAATAAAAACAAAGAAGGATCTGTCATATCCACACCTAATTTTTGTGAAACATCCTTTTCATTTGAAATTTCAATCATTTTCTTTGGTTCTCCCCAATTTAAAACAAGTGGTAAAGCAACTCGTCCGCGTTCACCTGAAGTGATTCTTTCGTTTGCTGCTAATTTAAAATTGAAATAAATGCCAGCTCGTTCTTTCTCTACACCGGGAGTGAATGTACCTCCGTTCATCTATTTGACCTCCTTTTTCAAAAACGCTTGAATGCGTTTTTCAGCTTCTTTCTTCGTTGCTTGAGATTCGTTGTAATCAAAAAAAGCACCGTCAAAAACTTCTGGTTTTACCCCAAATAGTTTTTGAGAGTGCTGCCGTAGTTCATATAAAAAGAATTTCGGTTCTTCTTTGACATTTTCCGTTTTCTTTTCTGCCACTTTATTTCACCCCGCTAACCATATCAATATTTTCTAATGATGGCCATTTTTCTCGATCATAGAAATATCGGCTATCCCAATTAACTTGAATAATAGCTACTCCGCTGTCTGCTATTTTTGTTTCAATACGGCTTATTCGC